TTGTAGTTCCATAGATTTTGTTAAAACTTTCAGGAGACTGATAGCCCCAGTCTTCGCCCGCCCAGTAATCACCTTCTGCGTTTCTGGCGCCAATACGAGTGCCTTGCGGGCGAATGCGAGAGTCACGCTTTGCCATTTCACTGGCCGCGTCAAGAGTGCCAGTTGCTGCCGGCACTGCACCAAAGATAGCTGTGGCACCAAGCTTCACGCCAAGTCCACCAGGGGTGAATGAGAATGTCTCAATATTTCCTTTGAGTGGATTGTTTTCTGGAATAAATGCATTAATGGCCATGCCAGCTGCGTTGGCCCCAAAGTTCACCGGGTTTAAGGGATTAAACATCTTACCCGCTTTGCCGGCAAGCGTGGTGGGCGTCCTAGTAGCTAGCGGATTAAACGCAGTTGGAATTCTGCGCAACATTTCAGTACCAGCAGTTACTGGCACAAAGCTTCTTACAGCACGACCAAAACCAGCAGGCGCCATCCGCCTGGCTTGATTCAAAAGCATCTGAGCAAATCCACCCATTATCGCCACACCTCATGAAGATAAATGCGAGAACCGACTGCTGTGTCGGCAGGCCCAGGCAATGCCTGAATGAATTCGGCGCCAGAACGTTCGTAGCGGTACCGAGCCTGAAACGGATCCTTGTAGTTGGGTACGTAAAGAATGTTGGCTAGGCGATTTGTCTCATACAGGTAGATCTCGTCCCATACCTTGAGAGCTTCCTTTGCGTTGCTTGAGCGAATCGTACGATCAACGTCACCGATGATGCTCTCAAGACGCGTGGAAGGCGACGTGGCTACTTCTGTTTTCTTTTCAGCAGTATCACAGCGGCCAATCTGAATGCTGATCTTATTGTAAAAATAAGAATCAGGGATTGTATTCATGGCCTCTTCAAGCCTGGCGTAGTCACCGGCAGGCACAGAGACAGTGAAATAACCCAGGTGATACCTGACCCTACTTTTGTCAAAGTCAGATAAATGCACTTCTAACTTCCCTACATCAGATCATTATAGTTGCAGTAGACCAATCAAAGTCCAAAGAACTGATTGGTGGCAAGCTGTTGCCCTTGGATATACGGCTCTTCTCCCATGTACTTGGCAAGGAAGTTGGAAGGGGTAAGTGCTTGTTTCATCATTCCGCCAATCAGTCCTTCTTTCATCTGCTCCATCATGGTTTTGGGCTTTTCTTTCTCGCCAAGCGCACCCAAAAGTTCAAGAATCAGCTCATCCTTTCCATCTGATTTCTTCTGTTGTCCCATGCCAAGGAACGCCTCTAAGAGCTTCCTCCCTGCGGCGCTGGCAAGGCTATCAGAACCAGATGCACTGCCTTCGGGACCAGGGAGCTGAGGAGCTGCTGGAGCCACGGTAGAGCCCACAGCAGTTGCTTTGCCTGGCTGGGTGTGAAGGAATCTCAGCTCGTAGGGATTCCCCTGGGCGTCGGCAGTGGTTAGGGAGCCGAACCCACGGTCAGGGCGAAAAGTTCCATAGCCCTTAAACGTTAAAGGAGTGCCAGCTCCAAGGCCAATATCAATTCCTTCGTGGTAAGAAGATGCTCCCGCCGTGGGAGCAGAGCGAGGACCAAAGCCACTGGTTACATCAAAGTTCCACTTCCAGTCTTTGCCGTTCTGCTGGACCAGGGGAGTACGGTTGGGTCCTACCAGAATGTTCTGAAGTAGTGTCTTTGCACTCTTTGGATCAATCTTTTTTCCTTTGTTGGGACCGAATTGAGGGATCACGCGCACGTCAAGGTGTGCGCCAGTGGTGGCGAACACGTCCTTAGACGGATCAATTACGGAGCCTAAAGGAATTAAGCCGGCCATCTATCTTTTTCTTTTATTTTAAAATGAAAAACCCCTGGTTCCCCAGGGGCTTCTTGTGTGTGGATCAGACCCTGATTAAGTCAGCTGCAAAGACAGAGTCCCAGTCAACTCTCTTGATTTGCTTCAACTGCTCAAGGTTGTTAAACCTTTCACCCGATAAGGACATCTGAAGGTCTTTGATTTCTCGTGCAGTTTTCATGCCAATCCCCTTAATGTGATCGGCAATCATCTGGGCAGTAGCCGTATTGATGTTTAGCCGAGTTTCGGGAGGGAAAGAGCGAGGCTCCTCTTGCGAAGCCTTGTCCTTAATCTGAAGGGTCTTTACTTTTTTTGTTGCAACTTCATCTGGAATCAACTCCGTCTTGTAAGCGGTATAAAGGCGACCGTCTTGATCTTCGACCATGAACCAATCGCCGTTATCCCATTCGCTTACTACTTTGACGCGAGCACCTGTTTTTTTGTGCTGGTAAAGCATTTCAGGAGTAGCTGTAGACATAAGACCAGAATTTCTCTGGTCTTAGTTTAACTCACTCAGCTGACAGTGCGACCCAGGAGGTAGCCATCAATGTCTTCGTAGCCAGGGGCTTCATCCGGCTGGATGTAGCACACTTCAACAACGAAGTAACCGCTGCGGCCAGCATTGTCGTCGGCAGACGAGATGTACCAACCGCCAGAGGTGGTGGTGCCAGTGGTGGTTTCACGGGCAAACACCTTGAAGGTGGTAGCGGCAGTGATCTCTTTGTGGATGTTGGTAGCGGTGACGCCAGCAGCACCCGTGGCAGTCAGCACGGGAACGGTGCTATAGGCGGCAGAACCACCAGCGAAATACACCTCAGAGGGCTGGGAACCAGACACCGTGGAGGTCAGGTTGGCCTGGGCAACAGCTTCACCAGCGCCAGAGGCAGACACGGGGCCGCTGCTGTCACGGCAGAAGGTGATCACGGTGCCAGTGGCAGCATAGACACCAGAGGCAACGCGGCCATCACCCCAGCCAGAGGCAACGGAGATGGTAGCGCGGTACACATAAGCAGGCAGGGTGCTGCTACCAGAGATCACCATGCCAGTGATGTCGGGGCGGGTGTCGTCCTGGCGGTAAGGCGAAGGAACGATCACGGAGCCGGTAGCGGTGGCGCCATCACCAGAGGTGGTGGTAATCGCCACATAGCCACGCTGCTGGAAGTAGCGATAGCCAGGGACAGCCAGCACGGAAGTGGGGCCGCCCTTGGAGGCATTGGTGGTACCGTCATCGTTGGTGTCGATGTTCTTGTACCAGCCGTTCAGGGGCTCTGCCCAGTTACCTGGGTAGATTTTCTTAGCAGACAAGTAGGACATTTATTTTTCCCTATATGTAAGTGCAGTGTTTAATTATCAGACAGTGCCGTCATCCTGCACAAAGCTGTAGGCGGTGGTAACAAAATCTTTGTTGAGGATCTCGAAACCGGCGTACAGTTGCCAGATGAGGATGATAAAACGGCTGAAGTCGTCGTTGTTGTTGATAAGCACCTGGGCATTCGGGCCGCCGATGCCAACGCCAATCGACTGGGGACCGAAGAAGTAACCTTGAGCAACTTCCTTGGAAGCATAGGTGCTGCCAGAGTCGAAAGAAGCGGTGATGTTCTTGGTCGGGAAGTTGGTGGACTCGTAGAACTTGACACCTTCAAACTGGACACCAGTCGGCATCACGGGCTCACCAGCCAGGAAGTAGCCCTGACCAGCCTGGGGACCCATGTAGAAGCTGGCGTTGTTCGGCATCATGGGGTTACCCATGTACATGCCCTGACCAGGATTGCCAGCGTAGCGAGCAATCTCACGGAAGTCGGGGTCACGACGCAGGTGCATCATGAAGGTGGGATCGCAGATGCAGCGATACAGACCATCGGAGAAGGTGGGGACGTTACGCTTGCGCAGGTCCTTAACAATGGTCAGCAGATCGGTGCGAACAGAGAACTGCTGCAGATCAGCGGTGTACTCAGCCGTTTCATAACGGATGCGACCGCTGCCATCCTTGGTCTTGCCACCAGGGAAGAAGTAACCGCCCTGGGTGGTGGAAGCGGCACCATTGGCTTCAGCTTTGGCGAGTTCATCAATGAACACGCGGTCACGCCAACGGCGATAGTCGTCCAGCAGCGTCAGGCTACCGATCGACTGGTGGAACATATTGAGGTTGCCCGTATCCAGCAGCAGGCGCTGAGCCGTGATCAGGGTCTCACGAGCAATCTTGAAGGTGCTGGGTTGGGTCGGATCGCCAGGGTCGGCAGGACCGGTGT